CGACACCTGGAGTTGGGCATATGTCTACGGCTATTGTTGCGGCGAATGGAACGTCGAATTCCGTACAAAAAACTTTCCACTGGACTCGGATAAATGCATGGAACTTGCCGTTGCCGAGTGGAACCGCGCACCAAGAGGGACTTGAATAATGGACCGCATAGAGGCCGAACTACAAGCCATCCGCGACAAATGGGAAGACGAGTGCAGGAAGCGCAAAGACGCAGTGCTCGACGACCCTACCGAGCTGTTTCAGGCGCTGCAGCCTGTGGGAATGACGGTTGCCGGGGATGAGAACCGCATTTATGAACTGTTGGGCGAAATGACTAGGCAGGGAATGGATATACAGCCAAACCAGCCAGTCGGATTAATGCGTGCATCACAGATAATCGATAATGTCATCGAGATATCAAACCTCATCGAAAGCGCGGTTGAAGACTACATAGAGGAAGACCATGGAGAATAAAGACCTTACACCAGGCGCGGTTGTACGTGCGCCCGCAATCACACCGATGTCCATGCTGCAAATGGCAGTGGAACAAGGTGCTGACCTGGACAAAATGCAGCAGCTTATGGAACTCCAGGAACGGTGGGAGAAGAACGAGGCCCAGAAAGCCTATGTCACGGCCATGAGTGCGTTTCGCGCTGACTGCCCCACCATCGACAAGACTCGAAAGTCTCACAACAACAAATACGCGGGACTTGCCGAGACTATCGAGCAGATCCGCATCATTTTGAGCAATCACGGCCTGTCCCACTCGTGGAAGGTGAACCAGGAAGGCCAGGACATTTCTGTGACGACCTGCATAACCCACAGACAAGGGCATCGGGAATGCACGTCGATAACGGCACCGCCCGATAAGTCCGGAAGCAAAAACAATATCCAGGCAATAGCGTCAACTATTTCCTACCTGGAACGATACGGGCTTTTCGCCATGCTCGGGCTGGCGTCTAAGGAAATGGACGACGATGGCGGAGCTGCCGGGGATCGGGACATCGAATGGATAACGGTAGAACAGGCAGCAGACCTGCAAAGCCTGGCCGATGAGGTTGGCGCGAATGTCGGGCTGTTCCTGAAGTACATGAAGGCCCAGAACATCGAGCGCATCCAGTCTTGCGACTACAAGCGAGCGGTTGCAGCGCTGGAATCAAAGAGAGGAAAATAATGGAACAGTATTCTGACGAATGGTGGCAAGCGAGACTCGGCAAAGCCACTGCAAGCAAAATTGCCGATATCGTAGCTAAGACGCGCTCAGGCGTTAGCGCATCCCGGACCAACTACGAGGCCCAGCTTATCGCCGAGCGCCTTACCGGCACCCCTCCTGACTGTTACACCAGCGCCGCTATGCAGTGGGGAACGGACAAGGAACCAGAAGCCAGGTCCGCATATCAATTTTTCGCTGACTTAGAAGTCCAGGAAGTAGGGTTTTTCGACCATCCATATATTGAGATGTCCGGAGCCAGTCCAGACGGACTTGTCGGCACGGACGGGCTTGTCGAGATCAAATGTCCTAACACCGCCACGCATCTTGCAACCCTGATAAATGGCAAGGTGCCAGCCCAGTATATGACTCAAATGCAATGGCAGATGGCCTGCACAGAGCGCACTTGGTGCGACTGGGTTTCCTACGACCCACGGCTGCCGGAATCCATGCGCCTGTTCATCAAGCGTATCGAGCGCGACGACGAACGCATATCCGTACTGGAAAAAGAAGTACGCAGGTTTCTGGATGAAGTAGCAGGAAAAGTAGTTAAATTAAAAACCATGTATGGAGTATGAAATGACCGATATCGCAACCACAGAGATCGTCGCATATGACGAGTTCCGAGCTCAGCTTGCGGAGCTCAAGGAATACAACGACAAAGCCGTTTTCGACTATGAGACGCCGAAAGGCAACAAGGATGCCCGAAGTCACGTACATAAGCTTCGGAAGACAAAAACTGCTGTAGACGCATGCAGGAAGAACGAAAAGGCCGCCAGCCTTGCCTATGGCCGCAAGGTAGACGGAGAAGCGAAAGAGATCATCGGCGAGATTGAGGAAATGATTTCAGTGCACGCGGCTCCGATCCTTGAGATCGAGAACCGGGAAAAGCAGCGCGTTGCCGATATCCTGGATTATATCGAATCGATCAGAGCCAAAGCCGAAAACACGGAAGGACTGTCGGTTAAGCAGCTGACAGAACAGATCAATAGCGTGTATGCATCAGAACTAAACGAGGCAGTATGCCAGGAATTTTTAGAACAGGCCGTTGGTGCAAAGGGGATAGCCATAGAAACACTTGAACGCCTCATCGCCGAACAGCAGAATCGCGAAGACGACCAGGCAGAACTCGACCGGCTGCGCAAGGAAACTGCGGAGCGCGAACGAAAAGCCCGCGACGAGCTCATAGCAAAAGAAGCGGCGCAGCGCGCCACAAAGGAAGCGGAACAGGCCGCAAAACGTCAGCAGGAAAAAGCGGAGCGAGCAGCCGAAGCCGCAGCAAAGAAGCGCGAGGAACAAGCCGCGATAGATGCGGAAGCCAGAATGAAACGGGAGGCCGAAGAGAAGAAAAAGGCCGCCGCTGCTGCCCTGGCAAAGCGGGAATCGAACAAAAGGCACCTGGCAAAGATCAACAACGCAGCGGCGAAAGCCCTTGTTGAGCATGCCTTGCTCAGCGAAGAACAAGCCAGAACCGTTGTGACGCTCATCGCTACCGGCGAAATTCCTAACGTATCGATCAGGTATTGAAAAGTGGCGAAATTACGGGAGAAATTCTGATGAAAATTAAAGACGCTTTAGAGATTATCAACGCTCCAGATCCGACAGGCTTCATGGTTGCATTCGAATGGTATGGCGACGGGATTCTGCGTGCCGACCATTTCCCGGACAAACACGGCGGAGACGACTTGATAGAAACCGAGGCAGAGGCTTTAATTCTTGCTCAGAAGTTCGCCAACAAAATGCGCGGCAAGGCCTGTAACCTCTATGTTATTGACCATAACTTCCACCCGGTTACAGGGTGTCGCGATAGATTCATCGAAAACAGGTAAAGCCAGAATGCCTAAACCAGAGAAAAGATCGTGGAAACCCGGCTGGTATGGGGATCGGCTGCATGCGGTATCCGAAAACCCTCGCTTTGCGTTGTGTTCTTTTCGCTTCCCCCCTCGCTGTCCAGACGGTGAATGGTTCAAGAGAAAGGTAGAAAAAGGCATCCCGCGCTGCAAAAAATGCGTGAGCGTTATCGAAAAACAAGAGGAAACCGAATGAGCAAACCAGAGAAAAGATCGTGGAAACTGGACTCTGACGCCAGACGAGGAAAGGCCGTTGTGGTAGTAAACGCCGTGCCTATCGGGCCGGATCACCCCGTGATGAAGCTCACGCTAGAAGTCTGGCGAGACAAGCGTTCAGCGGCCCAGCAGGCACTGATGTGGATCTGGCACTACCAATGGCAGAAACACTTCGGCGATACGGCCCAGGAGGAACACATACGGTTCAAAAAGGAATGGCTGTTGCCGATACTGCTAAGGGATAACGTGGTGGATGGGCTCCACGCCCTCTATAAGGCTGCACGTCAGCGGTACGCGACTGAAGGCGACGAGCTCGGCCTCCTGGCCCTTTACGAGCTGATATCCACCACCACACTCAACACCAAGCAATTCGCCGAGATCCTAACGTCCTATCAACAGGAAGCGGTGATGGAGGGACTGGTGTTCACCGTTCTGTGTTCTGAATATGAAGAGGCCATGGGCAAATGAGCACAGAGTTGACTCTTATTGCGGGGCTGATCGGCTTTCTTATTGGCGGAAGCATAACCCACAAAAACTTCAAACCAGACGAGGACGAGAAATGAAATACAAGACGATAGAGACAACAGTACCGGATTGGGCGAAATGGTTAACAATTGACGCAAACGGAGATCTTTGGTGTTTTGATCTAAAACCTGAGTACTCGGGCCAATACAAGCATTGGGGCACTTGTGGCGATGAAGCTGTATGCGTCGGATTAGGACCACCACCCGACGACGCATCAAAAGAACTCTACCGACTGGAATGGGTGTGGGAATGAAAGAAGTCAGAATGACTCTGCGGTATCCGATACGCATCCACACCTTGATACTTGGAGAATATGAACTCACCGACAACGTTCGAACCAGTCGCGGGGATACAATGATCGAAGCCAGAGGCGCAACGACCGATGACTCTGCGTCCCAAACGGTAGGTAACAGCACATGGCTAGATGAATTCCTGCTGCGCGACATGGAACGCACCCAAAAGGACCAATGCGCCCGCGAATGCCGCAACCTATGGGGGCCGATCTGGAAGTACATCTGGAAGGAAGAGTGGGACGCAAACGCGGAAGCAATGAGAGAGGAAAGAGAAAAAGCCCTGGCTAAGTGGAGGAAAAATGACGCATAAAGGCCCCCGGCCACGATGGCCGACACTACAAATCGACGACGCAATAGCTGAAGGCAGCCCCATTACCCACGGCGTATATAAAATACTCGAATATATCGGGTATGTTCAAAAGAAAAAACCGGACGGAAGGACGAATGGTTATCACTGGTACAAGGTGCAATGCACCGTATGCGAGCGAATACATAAACGCATGCAGAGCACCATCACCACTTCAGCCAGGACAAAAACCGAGTATTGCCAGGCGTGCAAATTCGAAGACAAGCCGAAGCTGACCGGAACAGAAAGGCGTAACAAAGACGACGTCAAAGAGAAAGAGGAAAATCTGGCGCTGCTAAAGCTTTTTCAGAATTGGCCGATAGCTAGTAACAACAAACCATTTGATTCAGCGAGAGGTTGAAATGGGTATATTTGATGGCACACCACTTGAATACATCATCGAAAAAGAGGACATGCAATGAACCCGCAATTCGAGCTAACCTACCTCGACAACAAGGGCGACAAGCGCGAGGAAATCCACGGCCTGCAGGCGCAGGTTATCGCCTATGCCCTGGCCTATGAGGCCGATGGCTTCGAGATCATTTCCGTTTATGACAGGTACGCCAGAAGAGAAGTAAACTATACGGGCATACCGTTCGAGCGGATTACAGAATTTGGCTACGACGACAGAAAGGACGAAACATGAAGATCGACATCAAAAACAGGCGTCATTGCAACCGGATCGTCGACGCTTTCACCGTTGTGGTGATCGTCTGGGCGCTGGCATGGGCGCATTATGGGTGATGGAATGAACAAAGCCATCTCGACAAACAAATACCGGAGGCCCCCGCTAGTGGGTAGCGTGTCAGAGTAGCTAGCAAGCTGATAGTGGTTTCTGTGGTGCTGCCTGTCGGGCCGTCCCCTCGCTCGACACTTGGCAATGCCCAAGAAAGGGCGCAGGCGCGTTAAGCGCACATGGGTGTAATAACGCAAATGGGCGTTATTAGGTGGTGAGAATCCACCCGGACCACAGCCTCCCGGTTTACGGGATAGGCGGCAAGCAGCACCCCAGAGACCATTCAACGCAAACCCGCTTGAGACCGGCGGAAATAGGAGAAAACGTCGCTATGGGGCAGTGTAATGAGCATTGATAAGCAGGAAGTCGCTAAGCTTATGAAAAAGTGCCAGATCGGGTGTGGTGGAAGAAATGCGCTTGAAGATGCGCACGATATCCTTGCGGAGTGCTATGGAACACTAGGCGCGATGGATGCCGAGATCCGCCGACTGCGTGGAAGCCTGAAAGAAATAGCGCAGCTAGGTAGCTATTACAGCCAGACACCGCAATCGAACTGCACCGCTAGAAAAGCACTCGGTTGCCGAAAAATGCCATTTTAACGGGATGCGTCCGGCTTCCAGGGAGGGTAACGGATGACGACAATGATAGGGCTCGTTACCGCAAGTCCTGGGAATGGTGGCCCTTAAGGTCTATATGACTGGTATGATTACAATCAGAGGAAAAACCATGAATACTTTTATTTTTATCGCAGCAATGGCGTTTAGCTGGCTAGTGAATGCCTGCTAAATACTGGATCTACGCAACTGTGTGCGCTGCACTGCTGGTGCTAAACTTCCTGGTAGGAGCCTCTAATGCCTGAATGGATCGTAATTCTGCTGATAATCGCCGCCGCTGCACCTGTGTCATGGGTTATCGGTATGGCATGCGACTATCACACTTCAGCAGACTGGGAGGCCCGCCGAGAAAGGTATCTGTTTAGAACATTGATTTTCATAGTCAAGGCAGCAGTGTTCGTATTGATGCTGATGGTAGTTACGCGGTTACTAGCATCGTTCGGCGCTACTCCTCCATGATCTCTTCTAGGCGTCCAGACTGTAGCAGTCCTTGGCGTATCATCTGAGCAGTTGAACTGCCGCTTGTGATCTGCCCAAGCGGCCCTGTTTCTTGCGCCCCACGCGCGATTAGCGCCAACTTCGCCATGATATGCGGATTCATTGCCAGTCCAGCCGAAAGCCCAGCAGCAGCGCCTAGTGTGTCACCAACCGCGCCACCACCAGCCGCCATAAGCGGAGCGCTGATGCCCATTAGGTTGAGATTTCCTATTCTCTTCGACGGCCTTTGCAGAGACTCACGAAGGTGGGCAAGCGGGCCATATTGCTTATTGATCAAATCCAGTTCCGGCGATAAATCAGCCAGGGATTTCCTTGCGCCTCTGGCCATAGCCTGCATGGTTTCCGTTGACGCATCAGGATCAACCCTCCAATTGATATCGCGATAAGTCGCTGTCTTCAGATCCTGCATATCCTTTGGAGACCATAAGTCTGGCCCGTTTTCGTGCATTTCCTTGAATCTTCTAACGACCCTATCCGATGCCGCTAGATTTTCAGGACCACCGACACCTTTTGAAAGATTGCGCCGCAATTCTGGGAGTTCATCAAAGATTCTAGCCTTTGGGATCTTCTTTCCTGTTGTTTGTGCTTCGCTTATCAAGTCATCGATATTAGAATCGAACTCCTCCAGCCTTAGCGATATCTTATTTATCCCAGATTCTGTAGGCATTATTTTGTTCTTCAAAGCGGTTTCAGTGGCCGCTTCCCTTGCTTGGTGCGTTCTAGTAACACCCGTTGCCGGATACTTCGCCGCGCTTTCATACATGCTGGCGGGAGCTCCCTTCGGGATCGCCGCAGTACCGGCTGCCTTTATTGCATTGAGCGGCATATTGATCGGATCAAGCGCCCGACCCACCTTAGACAGCGCAGGCATGCGGGTAGCAGCACCAGCACCGGACACAGCCCCGGAGACGTCGGCCAACACGCCCACAGGGTCGGTCTGCAAGGTGTTCAACGCCGCATCCCCGCTGCCGTAACGCTCCGTAATCGCTTCTCCCACCGCCTGGGGATACTGCTGATACTGATAGTCTTCCTCCCCGGCAAACGGGTTAAGGCGCTCGACTCCAGACTCCACCAGCCCACCGACAGATTTCAGGGTATCCATCGGGTTCGTAACAGCGTTCAGCATATCCATGCCCATCTTGTAGGCACTCGACGGAATATTGCTCACCATCTCCCCGGCGTCAAAGCCAGGAGCCGTCTCCGGGCCGGGTTGCCGCAAAGCCTGAAGTCCCGCATCAGAAATCAGCCCGTATTCACCCTTTTTCAGTGCAACAAGGTCTTCGTCTGACAGTTGAGAATAATCCACTATTGTAGTCCTCTACGCTTCATTTCTGCGTCAAGTGCCGTCTGGTCTACAGTGATCCCAGCGTCTTGAGTCTCAAACATCGGATTTTCTTCGCTGTAGGCCGCTAGTTCGTCGAAAAATACCTCATCGAGCGAACCGTTTTTCTTGCGGTAGTCCCGCGCCATCTTGGCCACATCGATATTGCGCTGGTTTATCTTTTGCTTGGTGTCTATCAGCGCCTTTCTGCCATCGGGGCTCATCGCCAACCCTGGCGTCATGCTCTGTAGGAACTCTCTATCCTTGTCCGACATAGCACCCGGCATGCCCGCTCCACCGGCAGGGTTACGCAGCTGTAACGCAAGCTCACTGGCTATCGCCTTCGCCGCTTCAGCCTCTCCAACGCCCTCAACATCCATGCCCAACATCTGCATGGCTTTCTTGCCCGCCAGGATCTTATCGGCACCCGCCCCGGTGTAAGTCTCATCCAACAGGTTGTTGAGCTGATCGAGTTTCGCGTTATCCTGATATGCCTGTCGGCCACCGCGTTGCAGATCGACGTAATCCTGGCCATAGGCTTTACCCACAATCTTCTGTTCCTCTGTGATCTGCCCCGGCATGTTCACAGAGACTTCAGCGCCAGATCCCGGCCCGAAGACTTCTCGATGCTTCGCAAGATCGTTACCCACAAGCGCCATTTGTCTCTGAAAGGTGGTAGGCTCTTTACCCGCCATAATGGCACCGGCAAACTCCGGATTCTCCGCAGCATAGTTCTCCCTAGCCTGTCTCTTCTGAGCTAGGTTCGCCTGCTCAGCCTGGAAGGTCTGCATTTGAACATCAGCCAGCGCCCGCGCTCTCTCGCGTTCCTGGTCCGCCCGCTGCTGTTGTATCCCCAGCTGCTGTCTAGCCCGGTCCGCCTGCCCGATCTGGTTCATTTGCCCAGTCAGCAAATCAACGCCCTGCAAAGGGTTCGGCGGTGCCGGCGCGCTCAGCCAGCTTGGCATGTCCCCCGCGATATTCTGCACGTTGATCATGGGATTCTGCTGTGCAAGCATCATCTGGTACATTTGGTCAAAACTAGCCATAACTACACCTTACGATAGGCCGGAGAACATCTGAGCCGGGTTCACAAAAGAACTGGGCATCTGGTAGCCGTAGGGGTTCAGCGATCCTGCATATCCTCCCGGCGCGCCTGCCATCTGCGTCGGCATGCCGCCATAGGCACCACCGCCACTACCACCCCATGGCATACCCGGCATGCCCATGGCACCAATTGCCATACCGCCAAGGCTACTCGCCACACCCAGCGCAGACGGCGACGAAGAGCTCTTGGTTTCTGTCGAAGCATACGGAAGACTCAGCGGATTAAACAGCGATGCCTGATTCTGTAGCCGCTGCCACGGCTCCTGTTGGGCAAAGTTGAACCGTTGCATATCCTCTGATATGCCCATCTGATTTTCAGCCCGCTCGACATCCCCGACACCCATCATGATATCCGCAGGCATCATGCCGAACTGAGCCATACCAGGAGCCGCGCTTAGGCCGTAGCGCTGCTGATCCAGTCCTTGGCCGTAGGCGCTCAGTTGGGTTTCCGCCGCAGTCCTCGCTAGCGCGTCCTGTGTGCCCCTGGCGGCGATGCCTTGCGCTACGCCCTGACCAGATCCACCAAGACGTTCGTTAACGCCCAACATGTTGGCATCGATCGACGGCATCATTTCGGCAAGGTTTCTGTTAAGCAACCCGGCCTGCTGATCGAGCATCCCCGAGACATAGGGGTTATTAGCAACGTCCGGAGCCGAAAGCGTAGACTGCCACGCATCCATCGCGGGGGCCGTCATCCCCTCCATGCCACCGGCAAAGTCCCGGCGCATATCCAACGCCTGAAGCTGTTCCGGCGTCATGTCCGCGAACATCTGATCCGGGTACATCTCCATCGGAGTGCCGCCAAGCGTATTCAGCCTGGAAAGCATGTCCCGCAATTGCCCCTCATCATAAGGGGTTACTTTGCTTTTGCTTTTTGACTCGCTTGAAAAGATGCCCATAGCTTTATCCTGTTACCTTTACTGTCCGTCCAACAAAACAAACTCGAACAACAATAAATCTACTGAAGTTATTTGCACAGAGCTTGTAGTTGTAGAGCTCACATATATTGCAAGATCATCGCCAACAAGGTCTTGTGAAATGAATACCGGAATCGCCATATCATAGTCAACAATCGTTGCATATCTTGCTATTGATGCAAAGTCTATAACCTTATATCGTATGGCTTTTGTCTCATTGTATAACTCAACCAATAGGCCGCGCGTATTGTTCGACGTGTGGGCCACAATCGAAACCACACCCTTTACAGCGATAAACCAGAGCCCTGGCCTAGCCACTTTTAAAGTAGCATTTGCAAGATTGGACTCTCCATCAAATTCCGGCAACAATTGGCTATCAAAAGCGGAGATTTTAGCCGGTGTCCCTGTGATCAGGGCCGTAGATGCTATTGGCGTTTCCCTTGTTAAGCCAGTCCTGCCTACTTTCAATTGGTCAAGATTATCCTTGATCGCCTGGAACTCCCGCGCAAGCCATGCCTGTGCGTAAAAACCCAGATCACTCGATGGATTTTCAGGTTGATAGCTCATCTCGCCCCGCTCGGTTCATGGTATACCGTCATATCTGACACAGACCAGTTCGTTCCGGTCTCGCCTTCGATACGCCAGCAATTATAGGCATCTTTCCTTGATCGCAACTTAACGCGCCGATCAGCAGAGACATCAAATTGACGCGGGCCAATCCAGTCTATCGACCCGCCTGGCCTGTCTTGAGTCCCCGCATAGATTTGTATCGTCCCGGTTCCAGACGCGCTGATAACAAATTCAGTCGTCATGTTCCGGGTTTTCATCCCGCCCAACGGCAGGCCGATGCGCTCGAACCGGGTGAAATACGCCTGATCCGTGCTGTTGAGATAGCGGGTTGTACCAAGGTCGAACTGCAACAGATCCTTATCCGTTGCCTGGACACCAATTACGGCTTTATCAAGCGCCGAATAATTACGCTGGTTCCAAGCGAAATCCGCCTGATCCCAGGTCATCGTCGCATCGTCCCAGGTCAACGACGCTTCCGCTCTAACGCCTGTCGTGATAAATGCGCACTCCGGAATATCAGAAACGTAATAAGTCTCGTCCTTGTAGTTGTACACCAGCATCCGGCTTGGGTAAGTAAAACCCTGCAACACGACGCAAAACCAGATTTCCTTTCGCTCTACCTGTTTGACGCAATAGCAGTTTTCATAGTTTACCGGGTCAACCTGCCCAACAAAGCTTTTTCTCACCCTGTCATCGATAATCGAAACAGCATTCTGCCCCTGGTGCATATAGATGTCTTCAGGTCCCCACACGTAATGGACGCCCTTTTCTTCTACAACACAGTCTTGGGCGATAATTCCTTCAACGCCAATCAGCTTTTTAAGCCCCCAAGCCGGCGCAGTGCCACCTGTTGGCCGCGCTATCCAGGCACTGTTTTCCTTGTAGACTATCAAGTCGTCTCTGAGCGGCAACATATCGACTATGCGGCCACTTCTGCCGCTGTCTATGCAGTCGAACTCACCGGCCAGACTGGTAGGTCCAGCCACCCAGTTACTCGATGGGGTATTCGACGCCGTAGCTCCATCCCATGCCAACAGTGAGCCCTGTTCAGTCCCGGCTTTGTTTAAGCCGCCGGCAAACAGATAGCCCTTGTGAGCCCTCAAGACTCTAACACGGTAATTCAGGTCTCTAAACGTCTGATCCACCCCAAGAGTGCCGTTAGGATCATAAATAACATCCTTCAGTGTTGGGGATACCAGATAGCTAGGATCGGTAAAATCCGCATATTGCGGCGCATCCTGGTAGTGGTTCAGATACGGGATTTCCCCGTCAAAAACCCCGCTCCAGCGCCTCTGTAACGGGGAATTGGGTATCGTCTGGTTCACCTGCACGTAGGACGTGCCGTCATACAGATAAACGTCGGTATCACCGGCAACAAACCAGTAAGGAACATCCAGCCGGGAGGCATACAGCAACCAAGTTGCCGCTACATTCGGCACACTACCGTTCCACAGCGCCCATGGGACACCCGGCCCCACCCCTTCATCTTCGCAGCGACCGTTGATAATCTCGGTCCATACGTTCGGCGGCAATGTAACCGACGAAAGGTCCGAATTTAACCCGATCTCACCTAGTTTAGAGACGTGCAGTTCCACTTATCCTAGCCTCTTTTGGTCTTCATGATCTATCTTCTTTTGAGCCTCTATCGCCTGGTCAATTTTCGCTTGCGCCATCTTGCTACCCGCTTCGAAAATGTCATTAAATTTATCTTGCCGCTTCACTCCCTCATTTCTGGTCGACTCTAAAACATGCTGCAAGGCAAGTAAACGCTGGTTAAGCTCACCAAACAACAGTATTAGGTTATTACCCTGACAATCGAATTTCTGAACGGTTGTCCCGTCTTTGCCTGTTGTGTATGTCGGACGGTAAAAGTTGCATTTATTGCAGCTTCCTCCTACAGAGCAACCCCGTTTACGTCCCGCCTCATCAATGCTATGGATAACGTCCATCAGTCTTTAGTCGCTATGATAACCATCGCGTGAGCCGCGTCCAAGTCCACAGTGTGCCCATGCGCAGTTGTCGCGCTGGCTGCCGTTGATTCTGGGGTAGAGATGACGGTATTGAGTAGAAGAGAATTCCCGCCAGTACTAAGGTCGGTATATATGCTTGATCCACTCGCGTTGACGGTGCTAACATCGACCTTTGACCAAGCATTACCCCCGCCCAAAGTGAACCCGGTCAATACTGTGTGCCTATGCGACGTGTTTGGATGCGTATGCGCAGCGGCTCCAGACTCCGCGCCCGTCAGCGTGTGGTTTCCAACACCAGGCGTTGCGCCCTCGGCCAAAACCGCAAACTGAGCGCTGAAAAGGTTTGTTCCGCGAAGCGTGCCACCTGCCAACCCCAGGGCGACAGATCCTTTCGTAAGCCGGACCATGTGGTCGTCGACAGTCTGATCGATAGTCCATCCTGTGGGCGCTGAATCCTGATAGAACAGCATCTTTGTCCCGGATGGGAAAGTGATTATCTGGTCTGTTGACGAGATCCCCTGTAGGGCATTAACCTCTGAGGCTTTTACGGTTAGCGCGATATCCCAGCCGTTCGCGGTACCGTCCTCGGAGGTCGGAAACTGGTTGTCGAGGACCTGCTGGATAAACTGTATCCAGTCGTCACCGCCATAAACGAAATCCGTTCCGATCGGATTCGCAGGATCAAGGCTCTTGATAAAACCCGGTGTTGGGGGAAAAGTTGCCATATCAAAGAATCTCTTTTAGTTCGTCTATATCAAGGCTATCGTTCGCCAGCTTGGCATCCGCGTCCGCATCCGCTATCCCCTTAAGGTGGCGGGTTACGAAGTCCGCATTAAGCAGCATGGCGATAATCTTGGCCCGGTCATCCATCGTTGCAGACTGCACCGATTGTCTGATCTGATCCCAGCCCCAAGGAACATCACTTCGCATTCTCGCCCGAAGGTTGCTCAGGATCTTGCGTGAAATCGCCTGTTTAATTTGCTCTTTCATTTGTCCTTGCTCTTAGAGACATGCTCAACAGGCGTCTCATCCTTGAAAGCCTGGACATACCTTGGCATCAAAGCCGAGATGACTTTCGCACGAATCTTGCCTAAATCCGCCATTATACCCTCACAATTTTCTGCTTTCCGTTGTGTGTGTACGTGACTTCTTTGACGTCCAGCGCCTGGCAAAATGCCTTTATCGATCTCCACATCTTGGCGTGGAACGTTGGGAACAATAACGATACTTCAGCCGTCTCCCCCGTGATCTGCAGGTTACAGCTTGCGTCAAATGGATCACCCCAAACCCCGCCGGGTATGTGCCGTACCTCGTACAATTCCGTACCCTTGCACCCGCACTTGGCATTGATACGCACCATTAGTCCTTTTTCCTCTTCTCGGCCATCATCTTGAACAAGTCTGTTATGTTCCCTTTCATTTCTCGATCCTCATGGCCGAGGCTTCGAAGCCTGTCGAAAATATGAGCACGAAGTTCGCGGATTTCCTTGTCGATGCGCTCCTCATTCTTGTCGATCCTGCCTTTGAGCCATGAGAATATAATTCCTATCAGTGTGAGCGTGATACTCAGGCCGAAGCCCAACAACGCCATTATTACGCTTGCCCAATTACCATCCTTCATGTGGCTTAGGCACTATGGCATCTCGCGCACAGGGCTTCTAGCCGTGGGTTCCGCTCCATCAATAACACTTTCTATCCTGTCCAGCCTTGCGTCTACAGACTGAAATGCCAGCAACGCGGCGGCAGCCATAGTGAACATGACGACTATCACGATCAACCCTGTCTCGAACCGCAATCCTTTCTCGTCGGTCATCTCTTGACCGGCCCCAACATGGCGCACGCCTGAAGCTTTCCATCAAGGCAAAACGTGCGGGAGAATTCCTCCCCGCGAGCTATCCTATCAAACAAGTTCCGATCCTCTTGCAGTCGCGTCATGTCCACAAGCATTCCGTGTTGATTTTCTTTTAGCCCTTGAATAGTCAAAAACGCGATCACATTGAACACCACATTCAGCATTACCACGAACCCGACAATCAACAGCCAAGCGGTATTAGTCAAATTTGGTCCTTCACGATCAGCCCCGTCTCAAACCTCAGCCCTTTTTCGTCTCTCATGCTTACAGCCTGGAAATTATCACTCTTTCGATTCTCGAAGTAATATCAGTCACCTGCACTCCGAACTGTGTCTCGGTTGCGTGATCCTCATCCTCAATACTAAACATAAACGTATCATCCAGAAAAAGAGAATATCGGTAATCCCTGCAAATCACGCGCACCCTTCGCGTTGTCCCAGTGTCAAAATCAACCCGTCGAAGTTCAGCTGTACCAGAACCGCCCACCCGCTGGAAATACACATCATCCGCTGACAATCCGATCCTGTGGAATTGTGAAGAAGTCCCAAGCCTAAGAACCACATAAACCCGGCCCGTTATGCTGGAGAAATCCACCTGGATATCGGCATCTTTAAAGCCGCCGTCGATTGTCGCAATGTTATTCCCAACAGCATTTGCCGCCATCTTGTTCGACACTACATTGAACTGGCCTGCAACCGCGATCCAGGCGTCTCCGCTATCTGAATTGGCGATAGGTGACTCATTCGCGCGGGCAAAGCTATCCTCCATGTAAAAATTGCCATACTTCGATGCGGCTCCACTGGCTGCCGTTGCCTTATAAAGCGAATCTATGGTTCTCCAGTTGGAACCGTCGAAAACCAGCTTGGATAGCTCGACATGCCAGTCCGGATCTCCCCTGAATCCCCAATAAAACCAAGCCACATAGTCACTAATCGGCACAATGGCGCACTTGTAGCCATGCCGGATAGATAGGATCTCGCCAAATATCCACGAAATACCGTCATCGCTCTGCATTGGGTACTGAGGATGCGGCCCCCCGGAGGCGTCAGTGCCTAAAACGCCGATCCACCGGCCCGTTTCAAGCCTCCGGATGTCCATATGCCACACGTCTGTTTCACTATCAGGCAAAACGTAATCGCATGCGGTTCTGGCTCCGAACTCACCTTTCAGGTCCGTGCGTGTGCAGTAGCGCATCACATTTGGGCTCGGCAGCACATCTGAGGTGTGCATTATCCACTGATCGCCGTCCCAGTTTAGCTGGGGGCTTAGAACGCGCTCGGCGGCGGTGGAAACCGACAGCAGCGTAGTAATCGAACCCCAGCTCACCCCGTTAGACGAAGACTTTAGTTGTACCTTTTCCGTCCCCGATACCTGCTCTGTCCAGATGCAATGCAGCGTGGCTCTGTCCGGCGAAAGAACCAGACAGGTATCCGCGTTGTGATCTCCAACGCCTCCAGGATCAGGCGATATAGGATTCGTCAGCCCATCCGGCGCAGCCCACTCGATCCCGTCATCGGAGCAATATATCGAAGGGTTCTCCCATGCCTCAAAATCACCACCCAAAGCCACTGGTAAAGGTGTGATCGCCATCCACCACCGCTTTCCGTTGAACCCTTCAGGAATAAACAACACCGAAGGATGCGCAACCTCATCATTCCCAGGCACCACCGTAGGGATATCCAACACCACATTAAGATCGTCCGTAAGCCTACAATTACCGGCAGACGGCAGCTGTACGCCTTGAGACGCACCCAGAGACTTGATCGAGTCGCTTAGTCCAGCCATCGGATTACCAAACGTTTTTGCATAAGAACTGCCGCCAAGATAGTTCGCATAAACACCACTTGCCCCCCTGGCAAAGCGCACATATGGATTTCTTATTTGCTGTTTCACACATCAACCTATCCGCTTGATCCTAACGTCTTTTATTACCAGCGTCTCATTGTTGAAGGCCGCATTAGGCGACCACCGGATCAAAAATGAATTATTGGCAGAAACCGTATCTTGAGACTGAGAACCTAGATCTGTGGGTAGATTCGTACTCGGAAACAATGAAGACGCCGAACTACAGAACAAACCGAAAGCATTCCCCGTGTTATCCAACACCGTATACGAAACGCGCCAAGTCTGGCCCGCTGCGAATCCAGTCGGTTCTAACAGACGAATCATGCTGTCGACTAACAGTCGATTCCACGTGATCACATGGTTATCGATCGAACACGTAGCCGGATCTTCTATCGTCCAAGCGTCATCCGGAATAATGGGATCTATGCTCATCGCCCTGGCATAACTACCACCGCCAAGCTTGTTCGCATAGGGGCCTGTCGCACCAAGGGCGAAGCGCACACCGGGGTTCCTAATTTGTTTGGCCATTAGTATCGATACCCGAATATCATGTTCTCACCCACGATGGAGTAAAACCCAGCCTGGTGTCCCTTGCCGCGCATCCACCCGCCTGCCGATCTGGGGCTGTTGGAGCGGCCCGTCTGCTTCATCGCCTCAGTGTACACGTTGGCATAAGAATCCTTGTTCTGCAGGCTCTCACTGTCCCACATGGTATATTCCACCGCCGTGGCGTAGATATACACCCGTGAGGCAATATCAAGCAGCCAGTTGGTGTCCGTATCGTTCACCAGCTTTGCCAGTCGGGCGTAGTAAACGATATCCACCGTGGAATCCACGCCTTCACTGGTAGACGGTATCGACTCCGGTGACGTGTATCTCAGGGTTGAATCACCAATACGTACCGTGCGGGCTCGCAGGAAATCACTCGGCAAGGCAAACCCGGTGTCCGTGATCGTCCCCGAATCCATCTCTATCATCTGCCGGGGCACAGGCCCGTAGTCGTTTGTATAGTCCGACTCTATGCGCTGGGTTGCCCGCTCTATCAGATCGTTAAGCGTCGAATCAGGCAGGTTGCCTACCGTCTCAGATAGTAGCTCCCTAACTTGCTCACGCAGCGTTGCTAGATCCAAGGTCTATCCCCTTAAATGCCTTTTCTACCGGCGCGGGTTTGAAGTCTTCACCCCACGGCTGTTTGAGAATCCACTTCATGGCCTTGAGCCGCGTCTTCGGATCGTCTGAATCCAGATCCGGGACCAGATGAGCAAGAATGTCCCGCTCTACCTGATGATACTCCCGCGCCACCATGTTGTGTTCACGGTGGGGGTTAGACTTCATGTCCCTGCGGATATCCGCCCAACGCGCTCGAATGGCCTGGACTTCAGGCTGATACGCCAAATAGTTGGCGCGCAACTTTGGTGGAACCTTCGCCAATATCTCAACTGGAAACGTCATCGCCTCAGCATCACTCCCGCACCGTTACCGAACACAAACCGCCCGTTACCAAACCGCTTCATAGGCCTTTCCGGCTTGGTCTTGGGTTCCTCGGTTTCTTGTACCCTCGCTTGCACGCCATCTCCTACCCCCTTGCATATATTGCAGACTTTCTGCCGTCCCCGGCCCATGAACTCACCGCCGCATTCAGTGCATTGCCTCATACTCCTGCCTGCACCGTCTGGCCTTCACCCTGGCAGCAGCCCGTCTCAGCCCGAGTCAGCGTATTACCTGATTGAGCCTCGCAGTTATCCCACCCCAGATCCCAGTCAGCCGCCGCTGTTGACCCCGTAGCATGCGGATTATCAGTTTTCGGGTTTGTTAGTTCAGTCCCCAAAAGCCTGTACGAAAATCCCTCGCAATAAGCCCGCGACCGATTGATATACGGCTGGTCCGTTGGTACACCGTTGCATAATACACCTGGCATTTCGCCCTCCTGAAAGGGGGCCGAAGCCCCCAGTTGTTTACGCGCCAGTAGAAGCCGTCTGCATCGCAAGGCTCGGGTTTACGTCTCGAACCGCAGCACTCGCCTTCTCGTTAAGAGCAAGCAAGGTCCAGGAACTTTCAACCAGCCACTTATTGGCATGCCCGGTCTTAGCCAAACGCTCAGCACGAACATCGAACTGCACCGAGTTTTCCCACATATTGGAATCGATCAGTGCAAGGTTGGTTCGGGTTGCAGCTTCAGCCTGCATAATCCGGTTGGCCTTGACCTCTACGGCTCCCCAGTTGCTCTCGTACATCTGGATAGAACCGATAGCGGTAGCACCGTCACCACCCGATTGGGTAGGCGTATAGATCGCACCGATACGAGCAGAACTGGAGAACATATAGTTCGTCCACTGAGTCTTGAGCGCAGGAATCATCATGAAACAATCGATGTTCCCGCCTACGGTAAAGGCGGCCTCGTGAACCGTAGCGATATCTTCCTCTGACAAAGCCCTTGGTGTAGTTCCCTGAGTCGGGGCGTCCACAACACCCGTTCCAGAGTTAAAACCGCCATCCGCTCCACCTGTTGCGAAGTTGGTATTGGTCTCCACCCAGGCGAAGAACCCGGCAGACTTGCCCGCTGTGGTCGCCTCAACAGGCTCCACGCTGGCATTCTCGGACAGGTATGCAGCCTCCCGGTCTCGGCGCGTCTCATTGGTACGGTTGCGCAACTGGCGACCGAACTTCGTGATATTGCCGAAGCCGTCCGAACTCTCAGCCTGGGAAGCAAGGATAATCCCGCGCCCGGTCAGCTGACACCAGGAGAACTTCCGCACGCCCTGGTTAGTCGAGTCGTCGGTGTTGTCGGCACCGTCGATCCGTGCGTTGTCCTTATCCGGGGCGTTTAGGCTCTCCTCAAGGAACTCATGTTTGGCCGAAGCCTGGGTATCCTGCATGATCTTCGACGTGAACAAAGTCTCGGTCGGATCAATGTTGAACAGCTCGTTTATAACTTTTTCCGGGACGTTCCCGGCGTTGTAAAATGCTGGAAAAGCAGCCATCTAAATCACCTATTTAAGCATGGCGTCGTCGAACTCGGCGTTCATTAAGGTGTCATTCCACCCCCGCCGCGACTTCACCGATTGAAGTTTCTTGCCAACTTCTTTCAGCGAAGGCTTCTTGGCTTCCGTTCTGGCTCCAGGCTTTAGACTTCTCGGCACTTTCTTGATCTCCCGCAGGGCTTTTTTGGTGTCCGCCTGCTTGCGCTCGTACTGCCACAGCTTGCGAAACATCTTCGTGGCCCACGGGTTCATCTTCAGGATTGGCTCGATCTCCGCTCTCTCTGCCCCCTCGGACGAAAGATAATTGGCTATCGCCTCGGTCTCCTCACCACGGATCTTGTCGGATCTCCACTCTGGAATATCCTTCCGCAGTTGCTGGTCGACCCTACCAAGGTACTCCTGTTTGGCGGACTCTACCGTTTTAAGGTGTTCCGCTTGCCGATGGTTGGCTGCCTGTTCGCGCTTCTCAATCTCATAGCGGTACTTCCGCTCTAGTTTGATAGACTCGTTGGCATCCATATTGTCTAAAGTGCCATCCTCCTGGATGGTTGCAAACGCTTTCCGCAAGGATTGCGCTTCCTGCCAGATCGTTACCGCGTCCGGGTCATACTGGCCCGTTTGCGGTGTTACCTGTGTCGCCTTCGCCTCCAACTGTTGGCGCTCGTTGCGAAGATCCTCATTCTCTGATCGCAGCGACTTGTACCCGTCAACAACCTCCGATAACGTGACCTCTCCGTCATCTGTTGGCACCGTCACATCACGATAAAACTCCTCCAGCGTCCAACCTGCCTGATCGGCAAAGTCTTTCGCTCTGAGCTTTTCACCTGGCCCCTCGGCCTGAGTCTCTTCTGTGGTCTCATCGACCGTCTCCGAAACCTCTTCCGGCTCACTTTCCAGCCCCTCGGCTGCCTCTTCCTGCACTTCTTTGGGCTCATCCTCGCCCTCCTCTTCCGGCTCTTTCTCCGGGAAAGGATTAGCCAGCGGAACCCCTCGGTCGCTTGGCTCTGCTTCCAAATCTTGGAACAAATTCTCTTCTGTTACACTCACGTAGTCGCCTCCGACTTAACTCTGATTTTCCGATGCCCGGCGCTTTGCTTCCTCAAGCAATTCGTCGCCGAACTCCTTGTTGATCATGTCATCCCTGAGACGGCGCAAGTCCATCGACTCCCAGCGCCGCCTTGACTGGGCTTCCTGCGCTTCTCTCTGCGCCTCAGCCGCTCTCAAGTCGTTAATGTTTGCCACGCGCTGCCTCCAATTCAGTCGCCGCCTTGGTTGCCCTCGCACCCGTTACGGCGTCTTGATAGATGGATTCATATAGATCCTCAAGAGCGGTGATCCTTGCCGCTCCCAACACGATCTCGCGCTCCTCGGCTTTCTGCCGGACGCTATGCACCATAGCGGCCCGGTAACGCTCACGTAGGGCCACAAACAGCGGGTCCATACGCCTCAGTAAGTCCTGAGCCTCTACGCCCTTGCCTATGGCTGTGGATAGCCGCTCTCGAAGTTCCGGGGTGTCTTTCATAACCCCCACCTGATACCGACATCGGGCAAGTTCCAGCCACTCTGAAACGGCTTGTCCACTGTCTGGTTGATAGCATGCATAATGACATCACCCTCTTGCGGCTCTCGTTCAACTTTACGCATCCGGAAATACTCTTCAGCCTTGTGCGCCTCACAGCCGAGCTTGTCCAGGTCAATCATCAACTGCTGCGCTGACCGATCCACCGAGACTTGAAGGATCTCCTCAGTCTCTCCCGAGAGAATCAGCTTCTTATCCCGCTGAAAGTCGATAAGATCCTGTGCATGCTGGTTGATATTGGTCGCATGCGGCATTGTTGGCTCTCTCATTTCATCGTCTGGGAAATCCATGCAAAACATGTTTACTTCCCAGTCTGCTACCTCTGATTCTTTCACTGCGTAACCCTCCCCTTCAGATCCTCGTCCTCATACATGACACCCCCAGCCACATCCTGCCCGCTGTCCGCCTCAATCTTCGTCTGCGAAGTCACGAAGTCCCGAAGCGAATCAAGCCCTTTCTGTATCGAGTCCATCGCATCAGACTGGGATTGCATGATATCGGCCATGTGCTTGCGCTGCTCCTGCATCTCGGTGATCTGCAATTGGGTTTGCAATAGCTTGTCCTGTTGCGCCATCTGCATCTGCTGCTGCTGTTGCGCCATCTGGGACTGCATCATCTTGGACTGTTCAGCGGCACTGATCGGCTGTCCCGTCTGTGGGTTCTGACCCACCGGCCTATCCGGATCTAGCCAGTGGTTCTCCACGCCCATCAGATTAGCTTGGTCTGTCAGCATTTCGTAAATCTGAGACGAGTCAATAATCACGCCGTCTCCACCGGCCTGCATCAGCTGCTCCGCTTTCTGGATCTGGTTCTCGTAGGCACCGATCAGCCGGGACCGCTCGCCCTCGGACTTGCCAAGCTTCACGCTAAACCGTTCCCGATCTATCCAGAAGCGCGGCTGGGCTTGCTGCCACTCGTCGCCATCCTGGAAATCGAAGTCCTCGCCTAAGGTCTTGAGCGCCATATGCAGGAGAACAAACGTATCGCGCACCAGGGTATTAGCTATGTTCCGAGCGTACATGGCGGAACTGCGCTCGGTAGCACTCATCCAGCGCTCGAACGTGCTGGCCTGAATGTTCGTCGGCTTCTGCTGGCTGGAGTTGTCCAAAGCCTGCCCGCCACGATCAGAAACCACGGTGTCATAGTAAGCCAGGGCCTGTAGCGACTCACCGATAATCGGGTTGTAAGGGATCGCCACGGCATCAGTAGCAGGGTTCTCACACCGCTTGTACCCACCGCTAAACCCGAGCTCGAAGTCGTCCTCACTCGCACCCGGCCCAATAAGGAACTCCTTATCATTCGCCTGGTACAGGTTGTCATTCATTTGACGCTTCAGGACGCGCTTAATGTCCTCGGTATTCCGTTCTTTGTCGAACAGGGACCGGCCTAAGTGCCTATGCGCCACCCTCAAGGCAAGGCCGGACGCGACGGGAACCACTCTCACGATCTCATCACAGTAGGGGCCTGGCTCGCCGTCAGGACCGGCCCACCTTAGAATCTTGTTGGTTCGCCCGTAGTAGATCTGATGCAGTTCGGCAATTCCATCACCGTCCGCGTCCACCTTGTACCAACACTCAAAGATGCTGACGATGTCCCCGCCCGTGTCCGCTGCGGTTGAGTCTCGGTACTGCCTCAGCCCCTCCTCGCGTTCACTCTGTACCTGGTTCGACGTCGTGTCTTCAGACTCCAGCCCGTCTATATCTCCACGGTAAAGCCCGAGGGCAATAGCCTCGTTCCTCGTCATTCGGCGCTGATGATACGAAAACCTGCTTTCCTGTAGGTTCTGGTTCACCGCATCCTGCGACGTACCGAAATCCTCGCGGGCGATGGTCTCCGCCTTGATCTCTCGGGTTTTCTCGATAACCTGGATATCCACAGAGACGATCTGCGGTGAGACTTCGACCACCACGGGCTCCATGCTCAGCCCATCGGGGGTGACAACCAGATCCTCGGCAAACATGGCTTCCTGCATCACCCGGCGCTCGTACTCCTTGACCTGTGCCTCGCTCTGTATCAGCTGGGCTAGCTGTGCCTCGACCTGCGGTACCGGCCCTTCCAGGGTCGTCTCATACGGCAGACGCCACGAAGTCTCCGGCCATACCTTGATGTACCCATTGCGCACTAGCAGGCAGTCCTGAACGCCCTCATCCAGCCGCTGGTACCCACGCAAACGCTCTCTCCAGTACCAGTTGAGCGCCTTGGTCTCCATCTTGGCCTGATCTTCGTCGTCCGGGCCTTCCGCCTTGACCTCGATCAGTTCGTCAACCGTGTACATCGGCTGGATCTCAGCCATTACGGAGTCGATTACGTCTGCAACTGTGCCGTCCTGAACCTGAGACTTTCCGGCCTCTTCATCATTCTTCGGACGCAGCAGCATGTACCGATAGGCATCTGCCGCATTACCGATGATCTCGGAAGTCTGGTCATTATCAGCCAGACGCAACTCGGTAGCGACCAAGGACGCCAGTTCATTGGCACTCAGCGGCTCATATCTTGTACTGTATTCGCCGTCGCTCATATCCGCCGCGCCTTCCTCTGTGCCTGCTTCATCGAATGCCCGCTATGAGGCATTGCAAAGGTTAAATTCCACGCATCAGCCTTGTCCGGCGATATAACGCCGCGCTTCTTGAGCTCGTCTTTTCCTTCGACTTTCAGCTTGTTCGCCGAAGTAATTGAATACTTGGGTACTGTGAGCTCGGCAATCAGCTCGTCATCATCGGCAAGCTTCACGTTAAGCCCCTCAAGCCACTTCTTAGCCTCGAACCACAGCTCATCCCGAAGCCGCATATACTGATCTTTTACCGCTGGAGACTCTGCAACATTCACGCCCGTGACCGGCAAACCAAGCTCTTTAAGCCTATCCACCACGCCCGCACCGATACCGATAACGTCAACGAATATGTCTTGAGGTCTCAAAGGAACCGGCGTGTTCTCCCACTCATTGTATATAAGCCCCGATAGTTGCATGGTGTCCTTGTCTCGCCACGACTTCACCGGCTCCGGCTGGACATTTCCTTTCCTCTTAGCCAAGGTGCATCGGTCGTCTCCGAACCTAGCCACATCCACGCCCCATCGCATCGGAGCCGTGAGCGAAGGATCAACCTGCCGAATCTTGGCCGACTCGCACAGATCCAGCGGAATCACAACATCATCTTCAGACTTCGGGAAATCCCCTAGAACACGAACCCGGTAGACATTAGAGTCCTCGCCATACTTGACCCGCATATCCTCGATATACTCGGGCGATACCCTGGAGGATGCTTCGCATGGGACGTGGATGCACTTCCACCGGCCGCGCATCTTGTGGTGGCTGTCGTGGAAATACCCGCTTGTTCTGGTGGGGTTTGAGGTCATCACGACTTTTGCCCCTGGAGTAGACAGCGCGCCTTGCGCAACCTCGAATATGATATCTTCCACGCCTGACGCCTCATCGATCACGAAAAGCAGGTTATCCTCGTGGAATCCTTGCAGCGCTTCAGGCTTCTCTTTCCTGGCTGTTCTCGCTACCGCAAAGCTTTCCTTGGGTGCCCCGATCAGCTCCAGCCGCTCGTTCTTGAAATCGAAAAGATGCTTCGCGCTTTCTGGCATCTTGCCGAGCCATTTCCCTATTTCCGGCCATAGCACGTCTTCGAGCTGCGGCGAGCTTGGTGCAGTGCAAGGTGTTTTCTGGGGGAAAAAGCATGTCATATGCCAGATTACTATCCAGGCCAGTAGTGTGGTCTTTCCGACTCCATGCCCTGATCTGATGGATATCCTGCCGCTTTTTACAAGTTCCTGTAGCGCTTCGATCTGGAAATCCTCTAGTTTTGGGTTCCACATCTCGCGTACAAAGAATACAGGGTCCTCTCGATACTCCCTGATCCTCTGAGCTTTTAGCTCAGTTTTTGTCTTGTGCTGCGATAAGGGCATCGAGGAAATCGCCTTTCACGTTAACATCGGTTTCAGACTTGTCCTTCCACCCGAAGCGGTTCTTCATGTTCATCGACCAGACAGTGGCGTTGATATTGCCATCTGCGCAGGCTTCCCGGCCTTTATCCTCCCACCATTGCTGTGAAAGTGACTCTCCTTGTTCTATGGCGTCCGCAAATTCCGGCTTCTGGGCTATCCATTCATACAGAACAGTCTTCCCTACCCCTAATATTCCCGCTGTTGCTTCCTTGCTGTATCCATCGGCTAGTGACTGCTTAGCTATCTCACACATCTCGGGCCGATATTTAGGTTTTCGCCCGACTTTCGCCATGTGTATTTCTTACACTATGTTGTTTAGCTTATGGAACTGCCTTGATATATAAGGCAGAGTTTATGCTAAAAGCTGTGCTTGTCAAGTTTTTGGCGTGACGTGTATACTTTCTGCTGTTTTGTATGCATGTCTGTTGTCATTGTCTGTTAAAACATCGCTACGTGGTATAGCTCGATGGTCATTGTTTTATATGCGCGCTTGGAACACGGGTTGTTCAAGAGTAGTGGACTAGATAGCGATATCCACGTTTTTCTTCGGGAACGAGTAGACTTTCCGGGTATCTTCCGCTAGCGCTACCTGATACAGCCCGGCCTTGGTGATCTTGAGGAATACACAGGTTTTTTCTATGAAAGGCCTTGCATCGGAGTCCATCCAGTTGTCTCCGGATCTGTTGACTGTGCAGGGTGTTCCGCTCTCAATACCCATCGTATCCGTGCTGCAGGTAGTGCCAGGTCCGGTTTTCAATGGCGCGTATTTGGTTGTAGCTTGGCCAGTAGTCGGGGTATAGCCGTGGTACTGGCTCCCACTCACTTGTTACGGGGTTTTTGCGCCACATCTGAGCCGAGCCTTTAGCCCAACATTCCCGATGAACCTTGGTTATTTCTCTCTCTAGCTTAGAAGTCATCTTCTTATATCCTCTTGATTTCCTTAATTATAGCACAAAAGATCCGTTTCTTTTGGTGTTTGTGCTTGACAACTTAGCTCATTACTAGTAATATATTAACCACAGTAAGCAACCAACCAGAGAGAAACGAAATGAGCACCAATACCAGAAAGGCAAAACCCACAGCATACTGGAGTGAGACTCTAAAACGGTTCGTTACCATTCCCCAAGACTAGCAGGCCAACACCGCCAAGGACGGCACAACCGGAGATCGAGAAAAATGAACGACTGGAAGATATTTACACTAACCCTGGTATTGATGCTGGCTGTTTTTGTTGTGGCGGTGCCGTGATGAAAGAAGCAGACTCGGAATATCTCAAGAAGGCAGAGAAGCGAGAAAAGAACCGGGAATACCAGGCGGCATGCAAGAAGCGCAAACGGGATGCCGGACTGGTTCCTGTCGAGGTATGGATACAGCCGGATATGAAGTATCTTCTTACTGAGTTTGCCGACCGAATACGTGCCGCTAGATGGAGGGAAGAAACGCCGAAACCATAAAAAACGCCCCGGTCTGCTCATCAACGGACCGGGGCGAAGTCTCAACCAGAGAGGGTATAAGAGCGTTCATTATAGCACTTTAACCGGAGATAGAGTGAATCTGTTTCAGTTTTATTTGTTTGGTGTCATTGCTAGCTAACGCCTATACTGAAATCTATGGCCATTTGCTTGGCGTCTTCTAATGTTTCCGCTGTCCATTCGCCACGTCCGCATTTCACAACGGAATAGGCGTCTTTTGCTATGTCCACTGCTTCAAGACTTCCTATTTCGTCATTTCCGATAGATTCCAATGCCTCATCAATACTTTCAGCTATTGGGATAATCTGCTGGCTATGCAGTATCCTTATCCCGCTTCGGTCATCAAGAATCTGGCATTCGGCCCGTTTTTCGTCCGCGCGTTCCTGGCTGATGTTGGCGAAGAATTCAGCGTGATCGTTTATCAACCCTTCCGGTGTATCTGCTACGTAGTGGCAATCCCCCTTTCCACAGGTTGATCCGATAGTGAATCCGTAAATCGCCCTATGGCTCCAACCGTACCATTTCTGCTCTGTTGGGCTGAATCCTACGCCATTAGTGAGGCTTTCTGTAACTTTATGCTCTGCCAAGAATTTCAGAAGCGAGTCGTCTTCGAACCCTACAAAGGTGATATAGCTGCCGTCAAACTTGCTTACATAAGAATCCGGAATATCATCCGGGTCGCCGATGGAATCAAACCCTGTTGTCTTTTCGCTTTTTGCCACTTTTTCAAGCCATTCCTGAACTTTCATTTCTTTTCCTCTTTAGTTGTTGTACCTCTGCGCTTGCAGTCTTCTAGCGCGATCCTAATGCCCTCGCTAATGATGCCGTCGGTTGGGCGACCCTACTCAGTCCATTCCGAACACCCCGCGACACCCGGATAGATCAGTTTTCTGTGATAGTGCAGACCGTCTTTGTGCCACACTACCGCATCTCTGGGGTTCTCCCGGTTAACTTTACAGTCCCCTAGCCCGCCTGGCGGGTTGATTTCGTCGGGCTCGTAGTGGGCGCATTCTGAACAGATCCTTGACGATCCCCCTTGAGCAACCGATAGGCTAGCGCCGCTTGGAGCGGGACTTGCCCATTGCCAAGTGCTTTAATGCGGTTATTCCCACACTTCCTTCTGTTCTTTCTCTGCCCGTTTTCGTTCGTGGTAAGCGTCTCGGATCTTGCGCAGCAACCCAAATTCCGCTTCTTTCCCGGTAGGCTTGCGCTTCGGCACCGTGAACCAGCCATACTCTACTTTCATCCTTTCGCCCTCTCAAACTCATCGACGAGATCCTGGATCTTCTGGAACTGCCGGGTTAGCCTGCGCTTGTTGGTCTCTGTGTTCAGGTAGCAAATGTCCGTTAGTATCTTGCTCAGCGTATCCGCTTCGTGATTCGCACGGGATACTTGCTGTTGAAGTTGTGTTAGGTCCACTGATTTTCCCTCTCGCCTATTCCACGCTTTGATTGCTTCGCTTTTATGCGGGAACGCCACCGTTCTGGCTCCGCAGTCGTTGCATATCACACTATAATGACCATGTAGCTTCATTACCCGGTTACTGTCATCCCCGCAAAATGGGCAAGGTAACGCTTCATCTCGTTTAGTCATTTTCCTATTATCCCTCCATGGCTTCCAGTGCATACTCGTATCCGTCCCAGTTATCGACGCCCGCACCTTCGAGCGCGTCCAGAAAAGCCAGTTTCCTTATTGTTTCTGCGTTTTCGTCTGCTTCAGGCCCTTGCAGCCTCGCAATGTGGTGTTCTGCCCGTAAAAGCTCTTTTTCTAGTTGGCTGATCCTCGTTCCCGCTTTTCTCGCGTCTTTTTGCAGCTGTTCGTTCTCCGCTTCCAGCGCTTTGTTCTGCATCCGCGACCCCTCCAGCTTATGGTCTGTATCGCGCAATGTGGCCTCAACCTGCTGTGTCGCTCTGGATAGCTGCTTTATGTTTACGCCATCCGGATACAACCGCTGAAACATTTCTTTCTGTCTGTCTGTGCATAATTCAAGTATTGCGTTCAAGTATTCTCGTTTAGTCATTTTCCTATTATACCTCTCGCTTCTGTTAAGTATCTCTCCGCGATCTCACGGCTTTCGGCCTTGGTTCTGCGTGGTAGGGCAAGCTGGTTTCTTCTGTTGGCTGCTGTCGGTCGCAGGCTCTTATATGCCAGTTGAAAATCCGCCCTGGTGAATGGCTTGTTGTGCGTGTCCAGGCAGTAGGTAAGCGCCTTAGCCACATATTCAAGACTCTTCCCGTCGATACTTGCCAGCCAGGACCGCTCCCATATTTGTTGTGTCTTCTCGTCGTCCAGCGTCGCCAGGAACAATCCCCCGTAATTCGCGGCCATACTCTGAAAAAGCCGCTTGATTATCTCCGTGTCTTCCGCGCCATATTTCGGCGGCGCGGGCGCTTGCGCTTTGAGGCTTGCTCTGTGGTATTCCGCTGCTTGTTTCATGTCCGCTGTTTCTCGGTGGAAATATGCCTGTCCATCGGTTCGCAATAGTTGTGTCGATGGCTTCTATCTGTTGGGGTATTGTCAATTTTAGTAGTATGTTCGCGTTCTTTTTTCTGGCTAAGTCTGTGAGCGGCTTTCGTATCTCTTTGCGGTGTTGCTCGAACTCTGACCAGGCTGTTGGGTCTATGCCTTCTGGTAACGTCCAATCACTTGTCATTTATGTCACCTTGTAATCTTTCTTTATAACGCCTATGGATTGATCCCCGACAACGCAATTCCTAACCCAGATATTCCCCGCTGTCGGGTGTCTCCTGATGTGCCCCCGCCTTAAATGCAGTCGAGGGCTGTTCCTGTCACCCTCAAGCTCTACCCCTCCTGTTGTTGGGTTTCTATGGCGTATAGTCAAAGTCCTGTATTCAAAAAGAGGTAACTTCCCGTTTTTTATTCGCTTTTTGTTCAGCGCAGCGTCCGGCAGAGTTACATTAGAATCAACATTAGTACAATTCAGGATCTGGCAAAGCATCATTAAGTTTGCACCTGCAATCTGCCCCATCTGAATTAGTCCTTCTTCCGGAGTTTCCTTGAAATATTCAGTCGCTCGCCCAACTTTAAACCTATACATTCTCGTTTCTTCCACCCACGAAATACCAATAACCAAGTTCTGAGGGTGAATTTCTGTGCCTTTCCTGCCCTGGAATAAATAACACCTGATTTCTTCGTCTTTTTCTTCCTGCTCTGCAATGAGGATCATATGCTTTACTTCTGCCGCTTCGTCCCGCTTTTCCATTTCAAAATACACTATAGGAAAAGGCAGGTTCTGCCACTCTAAAAGGCTCGGCGTCGGCAGGGCATCCGTAAAAAAGAAAAACTTCGCCGCTTTCTTTATTGTTTTCTCCATGTACCCCAGGAAATTTGCCCCATCTGAGTCTCCAGGCTCTCGCGTTTGAAGTAGTTTAATTAATTTATGTGCTCTCATTTATCGCACCAATAAAAAAGGCCAGTCCCCTCGAATCGTTTGAGACGGGTAGCAAGCAACCCACGATCCAAAGACACTGGCCTTTGTCAACTTGCTTTCTACGGGTCTCAAACCGTTGAATTTCATTATACCGCGCCTGCCGTGGCGTTCAAGAGTCTTCGTCCATGACTTGGCGGAATGTCTTAACCCTCACTTTATAGTCAAAGCCCGTTCCAGGCTTCTTACAGAAAGCCCCGATACAGAACCCGTCTGCCAGGCAGTTGTGGTAGGCGTCTTTCTCTGGTTTAGTCAGCTCCTTGACGCTCACGCCGTCCCTGAATATCATGCGCTGCCGGTCCGTTGGTGTGCTGTAGTTCATTCCGCCCTCCGGATAACGTCAATAAACTCATCCACGATCGGACGAAGCTTCTTTTTAATCCAGCGCCCCACGAATACCTCATCATTGTCCCTGTGGCGCTGTCGTTCCCTGCGCTTTTGCAGGGTTTTCTCTGCGCGTTTATCTTCTGTGCTCTTTTCCATTACCATTTTAGCCCGAAGTCCTTTCGCTTGATCTTTGCCCACTTGTCGCCGTAGTGCCACACGATGCCCTCGATATTGTTGTCTGTGAGGTATTCCCTTATGCCTTCGAATGTTCTAGGGATGTCAGGAACTCGGCCAGCGCAAGCGTGATTGATTAGAATATGGTTATTGCACAACTCCATATTCCCTTGAATCTTCGGCCCGACAAGCTCATAGGTGCCATCAACCAGGATTTCCTCAGCTGTTAAATACGCCATCCTGTGCCACTTGTCCCCAGGCCCATCGCCAACAGGAACCCACCCAGGCTGCTTCCCTGTGTTCTGGTCTGCGTCCTGAGCTGGCATAAAGCCATCTGGTGCCGTCTTGCCAGGCTTCAGCTCGTACCGCTTGAATAACTTACCATCCTTCACCAGGCAGGCTGTGCCGTCGTATTTGCGCGTAGGATAGCCTTTGCCCTCGAACACCCACGCAGCATCCTGGTTTGGCTCATCCAGCACCAGGCGCATATTGTCAGGATCTCGCTTGAATATTGTTGGTGTCTTTTTCATACCCTTTCACCCGAAACCGTCACCGTCACCTAAACCGTCACCTAAACCGTCACCGTACCAGAAACCTGTACCGAAACCGTCACCGGCACCGTCACCGGCACCGAAACCGTCACCGGCACCGGCACCTGAACCGAAACCGGCACCTGAACCGAAACCGGCACCGCCACCGCAACCCTC